TTAGTATTCCATTTGTCGCGAATCATCAGATTGTTAACATGGATATAACACGGAGTATCAATGTATACAATTGGTTTCAAAAGGCATCGAAAGGAGGCATCCTGGAGGTAGTCTTTGCAGGAGCGCAAGGAGCTAGCACTTATTGCTCTAACAATGGTAATAGCTACATGTATAAAATGCAATTATCATCACATGGTCCACTTATTAATAAGATTGAATATTTGACAACGACATATGATACCTATACACGCTTAATCAAGACAGATGATAATAAACTTGTTGTTGCAGAGTTTGTCCAAAACAAGTAAAACTAAAATTAATAAACAAACAAAATATGAATGACAAGGAGAAAGAACTATGGCGAGTTATAGACAACGTAATCAAGTGTTGTGCTATTGAACTGCCGAGCGGAGAGTTGAGCATTACGAGAGAAGACGTTCTCGGCAAGTCTCGAGCAGAAAACCTCGTAATGACACGATGTATGGTCGTTGAGCAGATGATACACGCAGGATTCAGCATAACGACCACTGCGACCGTATTAAACCGCACCGTTCCAGCTGTGAGACATCTTTGCAAGATGGCTTACACTTATCTCGGCACGTCTCGAGTTTATCGACTTGCCACGGCACAAGCGACCTTGCTAAACAAGGACGTTGAGCCGATTTGTGTTTAATCAAAAAATAAAAAGAAAATAACCAAAAGCGTTCTTTGACAATAATTCGATAAATACCAGTGTACTAACTTTTTGGAGCGAGCCGAAAATCAGAGTAACTTTGCAGCGGATTCCAATATTTGGTTTCCACAACGTAATTAACTCAAAATTATATGGCAGACACAATCGAGAAAGTTTATTGCACTGGGGACGGTGGCAATGACAACCTAGCAGCAGTCTTGCTCGCTAGAGGTAGAGACAATGATCCAGCGACTATGCTGGCAGCAATGAACGGTGGTATGGGTGGAGGTTGGAACAACCCATTCGCCTACATGATGATGTTGGGAATGTTCAGATTCATGTACGGTGATGGCTGGAACGGACAGAACGGCAACGTACAGCGTGCCGAAATCCAGTCTCAGATTGACAGCCTTCGCAATCAGATGAGCGACAACCACAACAGCGACTTGTTGATGGGAGCAATCCAGGGCAACAACCAGGACTTGAAGACTTTGGCGGCTAACTTGAATTGCGACTTCAATGCGTTGCAGTCTTCCGTTTGCGGCATCCAGGCAGCAATCCAAGATGTAGGCGGCAAGGTTGGTTTCAGCGCAGAGCGAGTAATCAACGCAGCGAACCTCGGAAACCTCAACATCATCCAGCAGTTGAAGGACTGTTGCTGCACCACCCAGCAGAACATCAACCGTATGGGCTACGAGAACCAGCTGGGGCAGAAGGACATCATCAACGCAATGCAGCAGGGGTTCTGCTACACCAATACTGGGCTGGAGCGAGGTTTCAGTAACCTCGGCAACCTCATCCAGACGGTCGTTTGCGACTTGAAGAACTCGGGCAAGGACAACACCCAGCGCATCGTTGATGTTCTCAACAACCACTGGCAGCAGGACTTGCAGATTCAGCTCGAGGACAGCAAGCGCAGAGAACAGACTGGTTTCATTATCCAGCAGCTGAAGACCACCACAACCACCACTGGAGCGTAGTAGGTCCAAACAAAATCTATCAAGGGGCAACTCGCTGTGTTATCAGTGAGACCCCTTTTTGTCTATTTATCGAATTATCTAAAAAGAGCGCATTATGGAATTTAAAAATATTCAGAGAAATCACCCGGTCTATCTGCTAGACAAGCAGACGGTGGAAGTTAAGGAAGGCAAGGTCGTAGACAACCAGCCGCACATCAACACTGGCATCGCAACCATTTCCAGCAGCGGACAGCCCATGCGAGACGTGACAATCGAGGTGGAGGGAAAGCAGACCATCTACACAATACCCGAACACCTCGGAGTTACCTTTGCAGGCGAAACCGTACTGGCGACCGACAAGGCAGACCTTTTGCCCGAAGTCGGGAAATTGGTAAATGAAGCCGATGAGATAATCAAGGCATACGAGCCAAGCAAGGAGCGAAAAGCCAAGGGCGAAGAACTTCTCGCAGCTTTGAACCCGGCAATCAAGGAGAAGCAGGAAACAGAAAAGCGCTTCAAGGCACTTGAGGGCGATATAAGCGGCATTCGTGGCATGGTTAAGCAATTACTCGACAAACTAGGATAGGAGGGCGCACAATGAAGAAAATAATCGTTTTGCGCCATTCTTGCGACAGCGAGGAAGAGCGACACCAGCACCAAGAGAGCGACATCATCCACGGCTTACCATACGAGAAGGCAGCAAAGGCACTCATGGGAGCCAGCGGATATGTAGCATACGTTGCCAAGCACGGCTACCACTTCACGAAGCAGCTAGCAATCAAAGCAAGCGAGCAGATGAAGAACGTAGACGGAACGAGCCACCGATGGACGGTAGACGAAATCCGGCTGGCAACAAACAACGAGATAATCTCAAAGGGTACGACACTCGGGGATATTCTCTATTTGGCTAATATGGCTTATGCGGACTTCTACCCGAAGGTAATCAAGACCGAGAGCGACTGCGTACAGTATGCTATTGCCGTAGCTAGTGATCCGGACGGATATGAGGGTATGGCATTCTGCAGGTGGACGGCAGACATCATCGGAAATGGAGTTACAATTGACTGGGAGAAATTGGAATAATCAAAAAAATAAATTGATATGAGCGAAGTATTTCACGATTTTCAGGTGCACCACCTTTATCTGTGCGCCCTAGTAATTTTTATCTGTTTCGCTACAATTCTGATAGCGATGACAATTGACCTGATAGCAGGCATACAGAAGGCGAAGGAACTGCATGTTGCAAGAACGTCAACCGGGTTGAAGAAAACGTGCGACAAGGCAAAGAAGTATTTTCCTACATTTCTCATCGCTGCGCTTATGGACGTAGCTACGTGCATCATATCTCCCTTCCCTATGTTCGCCATCGCCTGGACGGTGTATCTGCTTTTGTGCGAGTTTAAGAGTATCCGGGAGAAGGCATACGAGAAGGCTGAGATACGCAAGCAAGACCGCACGATGCAGGTGATCCTCGAAAATAAGGACGAGATTGCGAAGGCGGTTGTCGAGATAATGAAAGAAGAGCGGAAGAAAGGAGGAGACAATGAGGATAACTAGAGCGCAACTTCTAAAGGTAATGCCGAATGCAGGCAGCAGGGCAGACACCTACCTTCCAATCATCAACGGATGGGCAGAGCATTTCCACATCAATACTCCTTTGCGTATGGCGCACTATCTCGCACAGATTGCCCACGAAAGCGGTGAGCTCAGATATACAAAGGAACTGGCAAGCGGCAGAGCCTACGAGGGCAGGAAAGACCTCGGAAACACCCAGCAGGGCGATGGCGTGAAGTATAAGGGCAGGGGATTGATACAGATTACCGGGCGAGCCAACTACCGGAAGTATGCAAATTATTGCGGCTTCGATGTTGTGAACAGTCCCGAACTTCTGGAGCGTTCTCTGGGAGCAACGAAATCCTCGATGTGGGTATTCGACACCTTCGGCTGCAATGAGTTGGCAGACCAAGACAACTTGAAGGCTATCCGCAGAAAGATAAACGGAGGGTACAACGGACTGGCAGCCTGCGAGAAGTATTTGAAGCGAGCCAAGGAAGCCTTGAAAATCAAGGTGCCTGCGTAATAAACACATCAATCTAAAGTTTATAAAGTATGGAAAATTCAAGAAAAGGGCGAAATTTGCGTTCTGTGGCGTTTTTTCTCGTCATGCTTATAATTACCCCACTTTTAATTTTGGGCTGTTCCTGCGCCAAAACAGCGCAAAATAACACGGTTTATCACGACAGCACACACACCAGTGCAAGACGTGACAGCGTGAACCAGCGACAGATCCACTGGCAGGACACCCGGCAGGGCGACACCGTAATCAAGCAGGACAGCGTGCTGGTGTACATCAAGGGCGACACTGTAATCAAAGAGCGGTGGCACAATCTTACGACCACCAGATGGAAGACAACGACCAAGACGGACACCATCGTGGGCGACATTTACACATTCGTGACCGACACCATAAAGGTCAAGTATTACGTGAACCGATACAAGACCAAGGAGGTAGAGAAGCCAGTGGGCACATGGCACAAGATAAGATTATTCGCTGGCGATTGCGTATTGCTATTCCTGACAATCTTTGCGGTTTGCTGGATAAAGGAGCGCATCAAGAAGAGAGTTCAATAGGTTCAATCATAATATCAATCTTTAAAAGGGCAGGAAGCGCAGGAGAGCGTTTTTCTGCCCATTTTTTTGTGCGAAGAACACTTTTCATTGAGAGAAAAGGGGTAAGAGTTAGATTATATTCATTCTAGCTAGCTAATGCGTGCAGGTTATTATTATATAGAGCGTGGAAAGCGTACCGAAAACAGCCGAAAACGTACCGAAAATAGCTGTGCTTACGACATAAACAGCCAATAAAAGTTAAAATATTAATATCTTTCGGGAAAAGTTTTGGTAGAACCGAAAAATATTAATATCTTTGCACTGTGTTTAGGAGATAAGCACATTAAACATTCAGTAACTAAGCCCTAGGCAACACGGTTAAGCCAGAGAAAAATGAAAAAGCCAAATTCAAACGTTTTAGAGTTCACAACAAAGTTTATCAACTCAAACTTCCGTATTAAGGTCTTCGGACGCACAGAGGATGGCAAGGAGATAAACACACTCGTAGGAGTAAGCGGAATCTTGAAGCTCATCGGAGCAGAACTCTTCAATAAGTTTATCAAGCGAGCATTGAAGGCTGGTATGGACGCTTGCCGCTGCGCTTTGAGGCGTGGACTTGTAGTTACATTGTATGCTAAGTAATCAAGGGAGGACAGAGAAATGGCAAGAGCAAAATATTACATCAAGAAACAGGTTGAAGGCGAGGAAATCGAGGAGTTGGGAAACTTTACACGCAAGGACAAGGCAGAGCAATTCTTGAACGGCTTGTTTCGGGAATATAAAAAAGCCGATAATTTTTATCCACACTGGGTACGTCAAGGTTATTTCAAGACTGAATTTGCATGCTTAGGATTGAATCGTACAACAGAGTATTGGATTGAAAAGTATTAACCAGCAGGGCGCAAGCCCTGCACAATATATCAAAATATGAAACAATACATTTTGAACGGCAAAAATAGCCTTGGGCAAGTTGATAGTCACATCGAAGACTACAGAACCAAGGAGATAATGGAGGAAAGGTTTTCTCGAATTAAGGAAACCTTCAGGAACAACCCATTTGCAGAAATGATGGAAGAAGGAGACCGACACTTCAAGGTTAAAATGGGTGGAGTGACATACAAGTATTACATCACTGAACGAGAAATCTAAATTTGGCAAGATATGAAGGAATACGACAAGATACCAGCACAAGCAGTGGTCGAGGTAACGACCAGCTGGGGAAGAACCTGCCTGCGAGAGATAGGGCGAGACCTCAAGGAAGGCACGGTGCTCGATGGCTATTATTATCCGGTAAGCAAGGCTTTCGACTTTAATTGGAAGGGAGAGGGAGTAATGCTGTGGATCGGGGACAACGGAAGGCTTGTCAGTCTCGGAGAAGGACAAAAGCATAAATACATGATGCTTGGTCGTCTATTATCCGATTGCAAGTACTTCCTTCGCAATCCATACGAGCGACACCTCTATTTCCAGAGCATCGCCCGGCATTGCAAGGAAATGCGCCAGTACTGGATGGAGCTTAACATCAAGCCGGAGTGGTTATCTTATAATCAGATCGGCAGGCTTGAGCACAAGATGAACAGAATGAAAACGAAGTTAGATAGGCAATTTAAAAAAGACAGACAAAGAATATGGCAAAGTTTATCAAAGTGAAATCTAACGCATATCGTGAGATTCTAGTAAACAAAGAACACATTTTGCTTTTCCGAGAAAGCCAAAATGGGACAGTTATAAAGCTTAATGCACCTTTTAATGGTGACACCGTTACTATTTATACAGAAGAGGATTATGAATCCTTCAAAGAAAGAGTATTAAACAATAATATAATTATTAGATTATGGCAACACTTATTAGAGCGACTGGCGAGCAGATAACCGTTAAGCCTGCCAGCGGTGGTAAATTTACCTTGGAGGAACTTCAAGGATTCGTGAGCGGTTTTATTGAGCGCATTGACCTGGAGAACGGCAAGGCGATGTATATTAACGAAGATGGCAAGGCGTTGCAGATGAAGCGCAATATTGCGGCAACTGTCTGTTTGCAACAAAGAGGGTGCTTGCAGGGTGATTATATCGCTGGCGATGCGGTCATTCTTGATTATTCAGAGGAGGATTGATGTATGGCTAATATATATATTACCAAAGAGGAATATGATGCAATATCTTTTTGCTCGGAGGAGATTACATCATTAGTTGAAGGAGGAGCAGAAGATGAATACGTAAAAGAAGCAGATAATGCGTTAAGGTCAATTGCATCAATTCAACGTAAGTATCGTAAAGCACTGAAGCGTGAGAATGCTCTTCAAGATGCCAAGGCTGCAGTTAAGAAGTTGCACCCAGAGTTAAAGGGAGAATTTTACAACAAGTTAGTTAAGAATGTAGCAGAACAATTAATAAACGGAGGTAAAAATGGCAAAGATTAAGAGTACCAAGAAGGGAGTAGGCAAGACGGTCAAGCTAGTTGGTGTACAGATAGACAACGACCTGCTGCCTTTCCTCAACGCATTGCCCAACAAGTCACGATTTATCAATGATTTGTTGAGGAAGAAATTTTTTGGCAAATAATTTGGTGGTTTCAAAGGAAAAGCGTACCTTTGCATCACTGAATGTTTAAAGTGGTCTCCACTTATTACCCCAGCGGCTCGACTTTTTTACCGCTGGTGTATTTTTATGCTCTTTTCCCGATTTACCCCGAAATTTGCGTTCTGAGCCGCTTACGTGGTAAGCACATAAAACTATCCCCGAAAACAATTTAAGACGTTTCTGCGGCAAATTCGCAAGAAATAAGGCTATTTTTTGTTGTACAGCACGTAATCAATAACCCTGCGGTTTGCTTCATCTACTCTCGATAGGTCTGCATTGATGTAGGTATCAGTTACTCGGACACCGAACGAGTGACCCAGCGCAAGCGACACCACGTCCTTTTGTATACCAATGTTGAAGGCTATAGATGCCCACGTATGGCGAGCGTAGTACGTAGTAAGCCCTGGGCGCACCTTTGCGAGTTTCTTATTAATCATGACCGTTGCAACATCAACGTTCCTGAAATGCTCCGAGAAACGAAGCAGCTTCTTTTCCCCTTTGTACTTCTCGATGATTCGGAGAGCTTCTGGATGAAGAAGGATGGAGTAATGCCTGCCAGTCTTAGCCCGGTCGTATTCCAGTCTACCACGGACGATATTCTCCTTTGTCAAGGCGAACAAGTCACTCACATTGATACCAATCAGCAGGAACATAAGCAGGAACATATCGACCAGCTCATCACCACCAGCTTCGAAGATAGAGCGGATTTCCTCAACCGACAAATTTCGCTTTTTCGTTGTCTCAAGCCGTAGACTGTACCTGCGGAAAGGGTAGTTTTTCGTCTGCTCATTATCTATCGCAAGGTTGAAGACAGCAGCGACACAGAGCATCCTGCTGGCTCTGGTATTCCTAGACAAGCCTTCCTTTGCCATGAACGCATCGAAGTCTTCAAGCCAAGATCGGTTAATCTCATCGTATGTAAGCAGAGCCGCTTTTTCCTTACCAAGGAAAGCTTCAATCTTTGCCCAAGTATATTTATATCTGTTTATCGTGTTCTCTTTCAAATTCCTGCCCTCGTAGGCAATGAAGCCATCTCGAAGCAGGGCGACCTTCTCCCTTGCAGGCTCGGCTTCAAGCATGATTAAGTCCCGGAGTTCCCTAGCCGTAATATCGCCCCGGTATGTTTCCCTGCATTGCGCCTTCATCATCATTCTATTATAAAAATTCAGACGGTCAAGCAGGAAGTCGTTGATAGCATCACGATCCGGACGCTTGCGCACCTTGCAAGCCCTTTTATCCCATTCATCCTTCTTGCAGTATTGATTTAGGGATATGAAGGCAGTCCCACCATGGTGGTTGACAGCAAGCCGGATGGAGAACGTACCATCCTGCCTTTTTACCCTCGTATCTAGATATAGTCTAAGTGTTGCCATAATTCCGTGCAGTATTTATTCAGTTTATTTTCAGCGTTAAGAGCCGCAATTGTGCAACATGGTGCATGATTGCGGCATTTTCAAGTTATCAGAGCATCAGAGAACCCCTTTAAATACTGGGGAAGCCAGTAAAGTTGTACTTAAAATCATAACGTATGTTCTAAATAATTGAAAATTAAAAACTTATGCAGACTGCTTTTTTCTTGTGCAGTTTTTATTCAGGTTTTTCACGATTTCGGGCGTGAAGCCAGTCGCATAGAACTCCCCAGAGCCAAGGAGCAGCCAGTATGGGTTGATGTGGTAGTCACGTACCAGGAACTGAACCCATGACGGACGGAAACGACCGTAGTACTCGGCAGGCTTTTCTCGCAGGGACATGATGTTCCAGCGGTTGATACCATACCGGTCGGTTATTGTCTTCAGACCGCCAATGCAACCATCAGCCTTCAGGCGGTCGATGGCAGAGAAGAAACGAACTACTATATCCACATCAGCGGACATCAGATTTTTATCTTCCATAATCTTTCTGTTTTTGATAGGCACGACTGAAAACGCTTTCCAGCCTTGCCCGGTGGTTATTCAATCTTTGCGACCAGTCCTGCAACTGAGCCAGCGTTGGACGAGAAGTCAGCAGCCCATCCACCTCGGAAGGGGTGAGCACTGGCAGATATTTCTCGTAGGCGAGAAGAACACTAAGATACTTCATTCAAACACGAATTGCCGAGGTTGTTTCTTTCTTTTAATTTCATCAAAGCCACCTTTGGCAACATCAGATAGACTTTTGTAGGTATAGAATGATGAGGATGGAAGAAACCCTTTTTTGTTTTCAATGGTAACACCTTCTGCGGATGGGATAAAGAGGAAACCTTCTACCTTTCCAGTTGTTACCTCGTTTCCGTCAATCGTGTCGTCAAGCCTGTAAGTCCTACCCTTTTCTTCACCTTCAAGTGAGACAAGAAATTTGAGCGTTCTTTGCAGTTCGTTTCTTCCACGAAACCTAAGATAGAAAGATTCAATCATCTTAGCTGAATTAACATTGTTTATCTGCCAGTAATACACCGTGTCTTTTTGCGGCTCAAAAACGGTGTAGCTAATAACTGGAGAAACGTCATAACTCCTAGATAGAAGTGTTTGCGAACGCACACCCACGCACGCAAGCGCAAGCGCAAACAGCATTATTATCTTTTTCATATTACTTTTCGTTTAAATGATTAATATTTCTGTCGTAGAACTCATTCCAAGCCTTTTTCTTGACGAAGACGAAGAAGAGCAGCAGCCCTAGGGCGACCATCAGCAGCTGCAGCGGCTGGCGAAAAACACCGAACCCGAAAGAACGCTGAAAGTCGATGCAGAATGAAATCAGCACTCCGTAGGTAATGAATGCCCGATGCACCCAGCAGAAGCCATAGGCTAGGCTGATGATGATCCAGACAATGAAGCCGAAGAGCGAGCAGTCGAATATCCACTCCGTGAGTTTTACCCGAATGCCGAACGAGAGCAGAGTGCAGTGAACCAGCATTACAAGCGCACCCACTGGAGGGATGATACCTATTATCAACCTGCTGGCTTTCCATAGCCAGCTTTTCCCGAGGGCGGCAAGAAGAACCTTCTCCTTCCGCTCTATGAAATCCTCATCTTTCATCGTTACTTAGAATTTTAGTTGATATTGTACCTGGAGCGAGAACTAAAGTTCACGCAACCACTTCTGACCTTTCTTTGATTTCAAGAAAATGCCGAATGCAATGGTCATTCCCAATGCCATCACGTTAAATAACAAGAATGCATCCATAATCTTTATTTTTTAAATTTCATTATATAATTTGCAAGGTACGCAAGTGATGCGCCACAAGCCACACCCGACACCAAGCAGACTTGATGAACCGCCTGCAATGGGTCACCAGTTAGTAGAGGAGACAGACCACCGACAGCAACGCTTCCGTACATCATTTTCGAGCAGTCGTACAGATACCCAGCCAAGAGCTTTCTTCTGTCCGTCTCCCTATCGTCTGTTGTTTTTTGACTAACCATACTTTTTCATTTTGCAAAGTTACTAAATTATTTTTGCCCGACAATGGCAAGCAGCGTTTTTACTTGACTTTGCAGGAACTCATTCTGTTCTCGCAGCAGTTTATTCTCAGCAGCCAAGGCAGCATCACTACCAAGCGACTGGGAGACATTAGGACTGTTCGAACCATTAACATTTGAGCCTATAACAGCCTCTTCCATCTCGGCAGGGAGTGGAGGGGCACATCTATCGATGATTGCCTTTATTGCAGATATAAAGTCCGATTTCAGACTTTTAGCCTTTAACTTGCCATTCAGATTTTGTGGGCTTGTGCCCAGTTCTTCAGCAACAGAAGCAAGAGATAACCCTCTCTGCTTCAAATATGTTTTCATTTCTTCACCAGTCATAGTTAATTCTAAATAAATTAAAACTAAAGTAAACAATTTATAAATATAAGCACAAATGTTTGTGAATATAAATATTTTATTGTATCTTTGCAAACGATTTCAGAAACGAGTTTAAAAACTCATTTGCAAAGATAAAGAAAATAATTTAAAATACAAATAAAATGGGAGAAAATTTTAATTATGATTTTCGGACACCGTTGCAGAAGCAGCAGGACGAACGAAAGAAGAACATCATAGCGATGTTTGCAGATTTCAGAGCAAAAGCACCTGCCGAGACCTCAGACAGCAGAATAATGCTCGCAGTATCACAGCGTGTTGGTTGCACCCAGCAGAACGTGCGTGTTATCCTCATAAAAGCTGGAGTGATAACGCCAAAGAAGAGACGTGCCGTACGCAAGTAATCAAGTGGAACAATTAAAACATTCAGAGTGTATGAAGAAGTTTATCGAGATTATCACAAGTGATGAAGTATTATCCCTGGCATTTGCCATCGTATTAGTAACTTTAATCTTTTGGAGGGCTTAGTTATGACGAACGAAGAACCAAACGTATCGGATGCAGGCAGATACACCATGACAGAAACCTGCAAGGTATTGGGTATCCATCGCAACACCCTGCGCAGATGGTTGCAGGCTGGTAAGATTAAGGTCAAGTTTCGCAGAATCGACAACCGCAAGGTCTTCGAGGGCAGCGAGATTAAAAAAGTCTGGAGGATTGCCCTATGATGAATGCCTACGAAAAAGCGAAGCAGCTGACCGCCAAGTGGGAGCAGGAGCGAAAGGACAGCAAGCGACTGGCAACCATGAAGGAAGCGGAAAGACGCATTCAGGTAAGGGAGTTCGATAATATGCTTTGTCTTTCACTAGACGGAGTTCCGGTGCTCCCGATGAGCGAGTTCAACAAGCAGACGCTTGCGGACGCACGTCTGACATTCTTTAACTATTTAATCAGACGGTAAGAACGTATGGAACCAAGAATTATTGAGGAGTGCAGGAAGGCAATGTACGATGCAGTTTGGCTGGAGATAGAACGAGATCCACAGCGACCAGCGGTTGCAAGGGTAGACATCAAGACAAAGGCAGGCGACATCTGCGTATGGTGCGACAGAACCGGGAACACAGCGGTCGTGTCGCACAAGAATAACAACAACGACAGCGAGCGTCTGGAGGAAGCCATCGAGGGCTGCGTCAACTATCAGGACGTGATGGACGACTGGCTGGGGGAGAACAGCCAATACGCAGACCAAGACCCGATGGACGCCTTCGAGGAAAGCAGGCTCGACAGCCTTATGGCTCAACTGGTTTGACCACATAAGTTTTTGCTTAGTTTATATGCTGAAACCCTGCAGCGGCAGGGCAAAGGGCGCGCGCTAAACTCATTTCAAAGGTTATCTAATTAGTTGTTTTTACCATGTAATATGCGGAAACGACAGCGTGCGCCCTTAAACGGAAGGGCATCCCTCGGCAGCTGGCAAGGGTGGTGTAGCAATCAACTGGGGTTCGAATCCCCAGCCTTCCACTAGAGTTAATGAACAATAAGTTGAACAATAAAAAGAACGAATTATGGAAAATGAAATTATTCAAGTGAGCGGTGGCGAAATGCTGGAAGCTATCAACCGCTCGGAGATTGACGGACAGATTGCCACAGCGCACAAGTTCCCTCGAGACATCATGCAATGCAAGAAGAACATGATAGCACTGGCAGCGATGGACGATGATGTGGCATACAACTGCTTCTACCACCTTGAGCGCACTAGCAAGGACGGAAAAACTACTGTTATCGAGGGTCCTAGTGTTAGGTTCACGGAAATCATTTCTGCCTGCTGGCAGAACCTGCGCATCGCTGGCCGCATCATCGCAAACGATGGCAAGACCATCACGGCACAAGGCGTATGCCATGATCTAGAGAGCAACGTTGCCTACTCTATCGAAGTGAAGCGCAGCATTCTGACATCGAAAGGTTACACATTCTCGCAGGATATGCAGGTGGTGGTTGGCAATGCGGCAGTTGCTATTGCTCAACGCAACGCAATATGCAAGGTCGTGCCGCAGGTATTGATTGCAAGCGTAGTGAAGGAAGTGCAGGCAAAGGCACTGGAACACATCAAGCAGACTGGCGTACAGAGCCAGTGGAAGAGCTGTGTAGCCTGCTTTCAAGCCTATCAGATAACAGACCTTATGCTTCTTGACTACATCGGGAAGAAGTCAGCCGAGGAAGTTACGGCAGAGGACATTCAGAAGCTGGGTGGTGTGTACAACGCCATCAAAGAAGGTACGACCACAGTAGAGGAGACCTTCAAGAAGCCAAAGCAGCAGGATGCCATCGCACAGCAGGCGCAGGCAGCAGCCGATGATGCCAAGAACAAGGCGCAGAAGGCAATGAACCGCAGCCAAGGCAAGACTGGCACAGCAGCGAAAAAGTAGTTTAGTTTATAATGTTATAGCGTTTCCCAATTAGCCGCAGGGCAACCTTCAGGGTGGGAACCTGACCAGATTTTAGGGAACCTGCGGCAACTATTAAACATTCAGTAAAATTATGGCAGAAAAAGAAAACAAACAGAGACACAAGAGCACCATCGACAAGTACTTTGACAGAACCGCAGATGGTTACAAGGCATGGGCAGAAGAAGCCGGGGAAGAAAGAAACTATCTTCAGGTTGCAGCAGAGACGACTGGAGACACAGACGAAAACGGAAACCAAGGATTCGATTCCATATTGCCTACCACGGCTCGACCAATTTCCTCGCAAGCGGAATTGCACAGACAATGGAAAAGGACGGATTCCTTCGCCATCTTATTATCGAAGCAGCAAGAAAATTCTTAATGAAAACATTCAGACAATGAAACAGATAATCAAATATAAAAGCAGAGAGGAGTGGTTGCAGAACCGCTCGAAGGGAATAGGTGCATCAGAGGCAGGCACAGTACTGGGACTGAATCCATGGGAGACACCATACCAGCTGTGGAGACGCAAGAAGGGTATTGACCCACCAAAGGTTGAGAACTTTGCGATGGTTGCAGGACACATACTGGAGGATGCCGTGGCGCAGTTCTTCAAGCGAGAGAGCCACTGCCACATCATAAAGGCGAGCACGGACGACTACACCATTACGAACACCGATACTCCGTATCTGCGTGTATCTCCTGACCGCACCTTCTGGAGAACCGGTGCAACGCACAACGAAGCGAGCAAGAGCATCCTCGAGTGCAAGACAACGCAGATGCAGATAGATGCAGACGACCTTCCGAAACATTGGTTCTGCCAGCTTCAGATGAACCTAGGAGTGGGCGAATACAAGGACGGAGCACTTGCCTGGCTGACAGCAGGCAGGGAGTTCGGCTACCGTGACATCGACTTCGACCCCGAGTTCTTCGGATGGATGAGGGACGAGATAACCAAGTTCTGGCTTGACTACATCGTGGGCAACCAAGAGCCACCTGCCTACAGCGCACAAGACGTTCTACTGAAGTCGCCACTGCACAAGGCAGGAAAGGAGATTGAAGCCACAGCCGAAGTCGGGGATATGCTCATCGAGTTGAAGGACATCAAGGAGAAGAGCAAGACACTGGAGAGCCGACAGAAGGAAATCGAGGACAACTTGAAGCTGTTCTTTGGTGACGCTGAAAGCATCGTGGACGGAAACGGCAAGACGCTGGCAACGTGGAAAGCACCGAAGGCAAGCGAGAAGTTCGATGCCAAGGCTTTTCAGGCAGACCATCCTAAAGCGTGCGCCAAGTACATCAAGCAGGTGCAAGGCGCACGGAGATTGCTAATTAAGTAAAGGCAGGGATTATGGATGTTCCTATATCAAAAACCGACCTAAGGAATATAATTTCCCAACTGGAGAATTATATTTCCCTAGGTGGGAAAGTGACAGCACCGACCGACAAGCCAGCGGAATAAAATCCGTATGGCTACCGTGCTCAAACGGAAGCTGGAAAAGAAAATATCATTATCAGAATAAAACATCATGAGTGATTCATTTATCATATACACATCATATTTAAAAATCTTCGAGCAACTGACCGATGCACAACTCGGGCAGCTAACAAGGCACATGCTTTCTTTTGCTAAGACTGGCGAAGAACCTAACATTGAAGATCCTATCGTTAAGTTATCATTCGCATTCATCAAAGATGATATGGAGCGAAATAAGCGTAAATACGAAGAAAAGTGCGAGCGTCTCCGGGCAAATGCACGAAAACGCTGGGATAATAAAAAACAATTGGATGCAGAAGCAGGTGAAGGCGTGCAAAAGCATACAGACGTATACAAAAGCATGCAAATGCATGCAAATGCACAAATTGCAATGCATAATGATAATGAATATGTAAATGATAATGTTTATGATAATGTAGATGATAATGATGTTTCTAAAGAAACAAATATATTAGAACCTTCTAAAGAAGCTTCTATGCAAAGTTTTTCCGAGAAAAACGTTTGCGCTGCAGAAGAACCGCAAAAAAGTTCTGAGAAGAAGAAATCCAAGAAAGGCGAAATCGACTACGCAGCCATTAAGGACTACTGGAACGAGCAGCACGACAAGACCAACAGCGCAATGCGAAGGCTGACGCTGATGACGGACAACCGCAAGGAGGCAATCAGAGGAAGGCTCAAGGACTGCAAGGGAGATATTTCCAAGATTTACCTGGCCATCGACAAGGCTATGGCCAGCGACTATCTGAACGCAGGGCATTCCTGGGCATCATACGACTGGGTAATGACAAGGAAGTATTTCCCGAAGGTGCTGGAGGGCAACTACGACAACACTAAGCCAGCCACAAGCCAGCAGCCGCAATCGGCAGCAGTCAGGGCGCAGGATCCTGCGGCAACGGCAAGACCGAGCATCGGGGAACTCTACGAGCAAGCCAAGCACCAGCAGCCAGCGAGCCAGCAGAGCCAAGACAGCAAGTTCCGGTGGGTAATCCAGCAGGACCTTGAAGACTTGAAGAAGAACCCGAACAACAAGCCTGCCAAGGATTCGCTGACAAGATACTACGAACGTGGAGTTCTGCAGCGGCTGGGCATCGACTGGAAGCCCGAAAAATAACGGATGTAACATAAAAATATAATAAAATGCTTATAAGTGAATTTATCAAACAACTTCAAAACATTTATGATGAAGAGGGAGATATGGAGATTGCCATCAAGGTAGATGGTAACGACTTAGGTTCTGAACCTATTGTTGTGAAATCTACTGTTTATGAACAACTTTATATAGTCCACGAATGAGGGCAAAAATAGCCGCTCTGTGGAGTTTTCACGCATCGGGCGACAAATTATACATCAAACAGAATTTAAACGCTTAAAACAAAAGAATTATGGCAGAATACAATAATCAGAGCATTGACATCGACTTAGAGGATATGTTCAACAACTTATCGGATAAAGACCAAGAGGAATTTTTGGTCGACATGTTCAGAAACCTACCAGGGGAAGAAGAAAGAGCGGATGTGGTAAAGGATAATATGTGGTATCTCGAAGACGATACTGCTGCCGACATCATTACCGACACCTTCGAGAGAATGAGCAGTTCAGACAAAAAAGAGATTGCTGAGCGCATCGCAGACGCACTGACATCTGAGCAGCGTGAGGCACTTGCCGAGTACATCAAGGAGGGATAGATATGGAAAAAGGAGTAATTGTAATTAATGAACCGTACGAAATAGCCAAGGATTTCGAGGAAGGTACGCTTCTGAATGTAGAAGGCAAGGTTCTCAGAGTTAAGAATGATACTCGTAATGAAAGTGGCTGCAATGTGTGTGCCCTTGATGCCGAGGAACTGGGCGAGTATTGTGCTTGCGCATTTTGCGGAGATTGTCACTTTATAGAGATTGAAAGCCATGAATGAATTATTTTTTCACGAATGCAGAGCCGCAGGGCTCGTATTCAAGACATCGAACGATTGGTTCAAGTGGCTGACCGAAAACAGCTACGACATCAAGAAGCCGGTCGCAGAGCATGAAGGCTTCAAGTACAACATCAAGGATGAGTGCATCAATCCGCACGTAATCGAGTATGCCGTAGAGGGTGCAGATAACTGGGGATGGAAGGTAATGACCGCCAACACCCAGTTCGGCTGGATATGGGGCTACAGCATTCAGAAAGGGAAGCATGGGTACGACAGCCCGGTAGCCTACCCGAGCAGATACGACACTCTCAGCATCTTCTACGGTAATGAGAAGGAAGCGGAGCACGATGCCATGACCTGCATCATCAGAGACCTCGAGAAGAATGCTGGAACCAAGAACACCAACCTCCTTCTCTGGGCGGCAAAGAAGAAGCGTGCAGACATCATTCATCCACAGCAGGAACTTTTTAAATAACGAAAAGTATGAAAAAGATAGAAATCATCACGGACGAACACCGACATCACGTATACGTTGGCAACACCGACTTCTGGATCGATACCCAGGAACTAGTCGAACTATACAAGAAACTCGGGCGAGTGAAGTTATAAACAATAAAAACATTCAGAAAATGGAACAGAAAGATATTAATATTTACGAGATATTGAAGGGTGTTGAGTATGGCACAGAGTTATACACGCCAATGTGCGGAAATGTTGTGTTTACTTGTCTTCCATCAAACAATGAAAAAATCAGGACTGAAAAAGACCTCAGAATTTATCGCTTCGACAAGAACGGCAGATGGATGGAGGGAGGAGAAGTAATGCTATTCCCTTCTAACGAAATGAGAGATTGGAGCAAGTTTTTCAAGAAGGGAGACGTGCTGGTTAGCAATGATAGCGACAGCCATATAATCTTTAATGGTTTCTCAAAAAATGATTATACTACATTTGAAGGTAAACACTGGATTAGTGTAAGTAAAAAGAGACATGTATCTTGTTTGAACATGCAGAATGTACAAGACTATCATATTGAAGATAACAAAGATTCTGCTCAGACCTACATCAACGCTATTGAGAAATTTTGTGGTGGCAAGTTGAACCGTGAAACTCTGGAGATTGAGAAGCCAGCGAAACCTACGTTTGAAATTGGCAAACTCTACGTTTTCAGAGAGGAAGACGAGGACGGAGAGCTGGCAATCATAGGCGAACTTATCGCCAAGAACGAAAGCGAAGATACGCTAACATTCGGCAACCAGTATGAGATTGAGACCGAGAAGTTCGTGACCGACCAAGCCTTCGACCTGCGTATCAGCGTTAACAAGGAACTGCGAGAAGCGACAGAGAACGAAGTCGAACTGTTCAACAAGCATTATGCCATCTGGAAGAAAGAGAAGGAAGAGAGGGAGCATCCAGCCTTCAAGGTCTTCGACAAGGTGCTGGTAAGGAACGGAAAGAGATTCAAGTGGCAGCCAGCCTTCTTCGTTCGTGACCGTGGAGAGGAAGCAATTTACAGATATAAAGTCTTGCTTATCGAAAAAGGAAAAGTGGGAGACTTCACCAGCTGCATCCAATTCGAGGGACACGAGAACATCGCATTCACTGACTACGATATTGAGAACCTGCCATTCTAGAACGTATGGCGAGTGAATTATGCAAGGCTTGCGATGCCGGGCGAAACTGCATAAACGGCATATACTGCCCGGCACGCAAGCAATATGTAGAACACCAGGTAATACTTGAATGCAATGAGCGATTTCGCAACAAAGGAGAAGAACAGAACGTACTACCAGGAACACCGGGAACAGATCCTCAGAGCCACAAAGGAGTGGCGAAAGAGAAACAGGGAAAAATACCGGGCGTATCAAAAGGAGTACTGGAGTAAGCACTACCGGAACTACGGTACAAAGAACCGGGTAGCCGACAGAGCGATGCGTGGTGAGAGGAAGAAGCCGGACGTAGAGAAGGCTCTTTCCATGTTCAAGAATCCGCAGCAGGCAGCGCATCTGGCATGGCTGCTAGAAAACAAAAAGAATAATCGGTCGTGAGTTCAATAATAGAGTTTTTAACCAGCGAGGACAGAAGGGGATGGCTCCCTATCAAAACAAATAACTTATAACATCTTGAAATTACGATATGAGAGCCGGAAACGCATCTCCTGAAGTCTGACAACAAACAAAGAAAGCGAGGTGGTACATGAAGAAGTAAGAAAAAGAAATCGTTAGAAATTATGCTTTTATTCATATTCGGCTGGCGGTGGAAGAAGGAAGAACCCTGCAACATATACATTTTGTTATTCATTATTTTGCCCGCAGGCGCAACTTCCGGAATCCCTGCCAGCTTTCTCTATCGCAATCGAAAAGAAGGGAAAGAAAGGGGTAGGGGAAAGATAGGGATAATAACGCATGTGTGCACGTATATGCGCACGTAAAGGGTGTTGGACAATAAACTACACCAGCAAAACAAAATAAACGCTTATGCGTGAAATTTAAACAAAATAATTACTTTAAAGAAAAAATGGAAAAAGGAACAGTTATAATTGGAATCGACCCCGACAATCAGGAAAGCGGAGTTGGAGCAGTCTTTGACGACAAGAAGTTTCTCGCCTATAAAATGAATTTTCCTTCATTGATAGATTACCTCAAGGCTATGAACGAAAGTTGCAAAAAGATTAAGGTCGTTATTGAAGGCGGCTGGCTCAACAAAAGCAACTGGCATGTGCTTAATCGGTTCATGACAGCAGTCAAGGCAGCAGCAATCGGACGCTCTACCGGAATGAACCATCAGACCGGAATCTTGATTGTCGAGTGCTGCAAACACTACAATATCCCCTGCGAAATCGTCAAGCCACTAAAGAAGTGCTGGAAGGGTAAAGACGGAAAAATCACGCAGGACGAACTTGCTTATTTTGTAAGCGCAGGACAAAAGATGCCGAGAATGAACCAAGACCAGAGAGACGCACTTCTCCTCGCATGGGTCTGTGCAGGGTATCCGGTCAGAGTGATGCCGAAGAAACCGCAGACAACCCTGCAGAAGACCGTCCGAGCCTTTGATGGATAAGACATAAACGAAGTGTTGGAAAAAGTTAAAAGTGTGCAAAGAACAAACAACTAAAGCGAAAAAGTCGTATCTTTGCGCCAGTGTTTATCAGATAAGCAGTTTTTTCGAACTTAAAACAAGAAGAAAATGAAAACAGAAGAAATCGCACTATCGAGGGTCAGCGAGAACGAAGCGAACCCGAGAACCATAACTGAGGCGAATTTTCAAAAGCTGGTAAAGAGCATCCTTGTATTTCCTAAGATGCTCCAGCTTCGCCCGATAGTCGTAGACGAGACCTACAAGGCACTGGGTGGCAATATGAGAACGAGGGCACTCTGCCACATCGTGAGCATGACACCGGAAGCCATCATGGACGTTCTCGACACAGACCAGCGGCTGACCGATGCAGAGAAGCTGGCAATCGCCAACTACTGGAGCCAGTGGAAGGAGCAGCCGACAGCGTCCATCGTCAAGGCATCAGACCTCACGGAATCGCAGAAGAAAGAATTCATTATCAAGGACAATGCAGGCTTCGGAGACTGGGACACCGATGCACTGGCGAACCAGTGGAATACCGACCTCTTGAAGGACTGGGGTATTCAAGACTGGCAGCTGCAAGGGTGGATGAGTCCTGATTCATTGAAAAATGGAGAGCAGGCAGACGAGGATCAGAAGGAGGCAAAGGACGATGAGTTCGATGAGGACACAGAGAAAATCCCACAGCGGTGCAAGGAATGCGAACTGTGGCAACTCGGAAAGCATCGTCTTATGTGTGGTGACTCCACGGATGCAGAGCAGGTCAAGTTCCTTATGGGGGGGCAAGTGGTTAATCTGTATCTTACAGACCCACCGTATAATGTGGCTTACGGTTATGATGGCGCAGCAACAGAAGGACATCGCAAGGATGGACTGGTCGTCTTAAATGACAAGATGGACAACGATAAATTCGAGGAATTCTTGACAAACGCATTTAACGCTGCCAATGCTAATATGGAAAAAGGTGCTTCGTTCTATATATTCCACAGCGATGGCTACTCATATTGGTTTCGGAAAGCCCTTATCAATACGGTAGACCTGGATCTGCGAGAGAATTTGGTATGGGTAAAGAACTCCATGGTATTAGGAAGGCAAGACTATCAATGGAGACATGAACCTTGCTTGTATGGATGGAAGAAGGGAGCAAGCCACAATTGGTTTAGCGACAGAAAGCAGACGACCGTTATGGAGTTTGACCGACCGACAAAGAGTGTTGAACATCCGACCATGAAGCCTATTCCACTTTTCGCATATCTTATTCAGAATTCATCGCAGGAAGGCTGGAATGTCTACGACAGCTTCGGTGGTAGTGGCACAACGCTTATCGCAGCCGAGCAGTTAAACCGCAATGCGTTCTTGATGGAGCTCGACCCACATTATTGCGATGTTATCATTGCACGATGGGAAAAGCTGACTGGCGAGAAAGCAGTCAAGATAGACGAATTTAAGAAGCAGGTCGAATAGTTGCGATGTGTCGGCTTTTCTCTTCAAGGTTGATAAACTACACCAGTTTGCAGAAAGAGCGGCACACACGCAAAATTCGCACAAAATAACTCCAAGGGAGCGGAAACGAAAAAGGCAGGAGATTAACCCCTGCCCATCGCTTTAATAATACATTGATTGATGAAGTCGCTGCGGTCTTTCTTATCGACCCCTGCCAAGATGTTAGCCACGTCCTCGGTAGCACCGAAATAGAATGTTGCAGCGTATTTCTTCGTTCGCCCTGCACCCTTGCGAGCACCTCCCCAAGATTTGGAGGTAGTTTCATTCGTAGTACTCATAATGTTAAAAATTTGGTGATATGAAAATTAATTCGTAAATTTGCAAACGAAATCCCAAAGTGG